CCCTCTACATAGTTAATAGGTAAGGTAATAGGATCGAACCAGTCTTCAGTTCTATCCATAACTTCCCCAGTCTTTGCATCGACTAGTTTATCTCTAAAAGCAATAACACTTCCTGCATCTCTGCTAGGATCATTAAGAAATACAGGAACATTTGAGTGGGGGATCCTAACTCTTGCTCCTAATCCTCTAACTATGTTGTCAATTTTTTGCCTGTTAGGTGCTACTCTTCGAACTCTCACAGTTCCGTCAGCCATAGTTTCTTGGTAGTACGCATCTTCAAGTTCTCTCCAACAAAGATCTTCTACCCATTCATCATCTCTTCTTTCCCATCGATCTCCATACCATTGATAGAAATCTCCTCGGAAAGACCATAAGCCTTTTTTGTTTGATGGAGTTCGAAAAACTCCCCGTAACAACGAATCCGCTATCTTCATAGGCTCTGCAGAAGTTAGTGGTCGGTCTTGTGTTCCAACAGTCATTGGTGTATCCTTTATGTAGTTAACAGAAAAAAAACCCACTCTTGTTTTCAAGTACGGTTTCGGTTTCAGGATACGATTTTGATATTCCCCCTTTTGAGAGTATAACATAAAATGACAAGCTTTGCAGGTATGCCACAATATAATCAAGCAGCTCTTTCGCTAAATAATGATGAACGAATTCGAAAGATGGTACAAGATGCTTCTCAAGGTTATTCACTTCCGGATTCTGGAATATCAAGTGAAGACATAGCTTATGGAGTAGGAGGATTAGGTGGTTTAGGTGCAGGTGCTTATATGATGAGTGAAGCTTGGGGTGGTGCAATGGGCAAGCTAAACCAAAAAAATTTAAACCAAGCAGTAAGTAGAGGGGAACTAAGGGAAATGTCTATGCCTCATCAAGGAGGTAGAGATCAAAGATCAAGACTTAACCCTCGAAGGTATACACAAGGAGCTCAAAAACCAGGACCAACTTATTTTAATCCTCAGACAAACGAACCTCTTACTTACCAAAAAGCTTTAGAAATTGCAAGGCAAGGAAAAGCAGCACATAAAGCACAAAACCCAAACGTGCTTAAAAGAGCTACAAAAAAAGTAGGTGAAAAGGTAGGAGGAAAGCCGGTAACCCCTGAAAAGCCTATGCTTCTTCAACCAGATTCTCCTATTGATAAGATGTCTGTGAGTCAAAAAAATGAGCTTCTTAGTCATCACGGTCAAAAAGCTAGGACTCATGCACAGGCTGATCAGATGTTAAATAGCATAGGGTATGACGCTCCTGCTCCTAAAGAACCTACTACAGGTAGAACTGTAACTGAACAAGTACAAACTGCAAATGAGCCTAGAAGAAAAACTGCTTACGAAGCACACAGTCAACAAACAAGAGCAGTTATCGACAGCAAAGTTAGAGATGCAATAAAAGGTGGAATGAGCGAAGCGGACGCAAGAGCTTATAGAGATAGGATGTCAACAGTCATCCATGAGCAAGTTAAAAGTAATCCTAACACTAGAGACTACATAGACGCTGAATGGCGAAACGTGCACCCAGGTAGAGTCGCAGAAACTATAACTACTAATCCAGACGGTTCTCCTAAAACAAATCCTAAAACAAATAAGCCTTACACTCAACAAGAGAAAATGAAGATTGCTCAACAGATTCAAACCCAACAAGGGATTAAATCTGAAATGTATCAAGCAGAAGTATCTGAAAAAGAAAGAGCTAGACAAGCCAAGTCTGCAGCAGAAACAGCGAAGATTGTAGAAAAAGCAACTCTTAAACCAACAGCGGGTGTAACACCTGCAGGTTCTGAATATCCTATAGATCCTACTACAGGAAGATATTCTCCAGATACTAAAGTAGGTCCTAAAGGTAAAACTTTATATGCTTCTACTACAGGTGAGTATGTAAAATTCCAAGACCTATCATTAGCTGACTTAAACGATATGCTTCAAAAGTATGCAAACGATTTGCCAGAAGGTAGAGGCAATGCTGAAAAAAACACAGCAAGAAGTTACAACGAAGCTATTAAAAGATTTGCCCTATACTCAGGCGATTTTAAAGATGTAACTATAGAGGAAATGAATAGAAGGCTTAAAAATCTAGGTGTTAAATCGGATTACAAAAGGCATTCTGCTGCAATTAAAGCTTTCAACAATGCAAGAGAAAGTATGGCAGCAAACATAAGGGGTCAAGTAAGAGCAGCAGAAGCAAGGGCTTCAAAAACAAAAGGTGGAAGCACTCGTTTAGAATCTGTTCCTGCTTCAGGAACAAGTGAAGGTGCGAAAGAAGCTGCGAAAGAAAGAGAAAAGAAAGCAAAAGAATACATTGATAAAGGTAGAAAAGGAAAAGATGTTCGCATGGGTGTGGGTGCAGGTGGTGCAACCCCAGAACAAATAAGAATGGCGAGAACAGCTTTAGGTACGGGAGCAAAAACAGCAGCAGGTTTGGGGGGAACTATGTGGGGACTTGACGAAGGAACTGAGGCTATAAAAGATATAATCGATCAATCAGGTCGACCTGGTGGTGTAGCTGCAGGAATGGGTGAAGAAGGTGCGATTCAAAATGCTATGGTGGATGCATTAGCAAATGTAGGGCAAACAGGTTTAGGTATGGGAGACTTCTTGACTGCTCTTGTTAATCCTACAGGACCTGCGGGTGCAATGGGTCCACTTCATGCAGCATATGCAGCTGTTCCAGGAATGGCTGCTGAATTGTCTGACGAATGGTTTGGATATAAACCATGGCCTTCACACATAGGACCCGAAGAAGCACCTGCGGGACAAGGACTAATATCAAAAGCTGCTCCGCATTTATTCCAAGATATAAATCCTGAGTTTGCTAGGATGGTTAGAAAAGCTGCAGAGGATCAACGCCAAGCTCAAATGGGAGCAAGACAATTTGGTGGGTCTTCCCGTTGGAGATAATTCGTGAGTGAACAATTTTATATAGGATTTGGTTCGGGTATTAAACTTCTTTCGGAAGATTGGTATATAAAAGAATTCGGATCTAATATAACAAAGAAAGCATTTCGTTCTTTTTGTAGAGCTCTTAAAGTTCCTCTAATAGAAATAGGTAAGACAACGTTTGTAGAAATGCACTCCTTTCAGTTAGCACTTAAAGCTATTACAAGAGTAGGAGAAGATGACTTTTTTGTATCCGGATGTCAATCAATAGCGTCAGGGAAAAAGAAAGCTTCTAAGTTAGATCCTGATTATGTTGCAAAAAATTTAGAACCTTTACTGTGTGAACTCTTAGCGTGTAAAACTTTAAGCGGTCTTAACATGACTACTGAAGTTAAGAAGTCTGCGCAAGCTGCTGCAGCAAGAATGGCAAGAGCAGGAATTGCTGAATTATCTGAAGAGAATCAAAGGAAATATACTAAGAAGTCTATTAGGGTATTTGGAGACATAACTAGTAGACCAGGAAGTATATTAGATATATATGAAGAAAGACTTGACGAAGAACCCGACTCAGGGGATTGTCCAGAAGACAACTGCTGAGGATGTAATAACTTCCTTTTACGGATTAGACGGAGCTGCTGCAGCAATTAAAGCATCTTCGTTTGATGTGATGGAGGAAATGAATACAATTATCCAACACGCAAGAGATCCTGATCCAAAGGTAAGTCTTGCAGCATTAAAACAATTTCGTTCTGTTATGAAAGAAATCACCAACAACAACGGAATGTTTGCTACCATTCAACAAACTGAAGTTGTTAATGAGAACGTAAGTCGTACTATGTCCTCATCTACACTTTTATCAAACCTGAGGAATCAAAATGGCGAAATCAGCAACCAAAAAGAAATCGAGCAAAAGCACGAAATCATCCGTCCAAAAGAAAGAACTTAAACTTAGTAAGAAGGGGGAGCAAGCAGTTAAGATTTTGCAAACCGTTCCTGTTATGGAGTTTTTTCAATTCGGAGCTACGGCTATTAGGGACATAGGATTTTACGATGTAGAGCAATGGAGTGGGGGATTCGAAAATCTTTATAAGATAACATTCAATACCTTATTTGATAAAGACCGTAATCTAAGAGAACAGTTCTATCCTATCTTAAAAGAATTAGAATTGAGATCTTCTTGTGCAGGAGATAAAGAAATGCTTGCTGCGGCTTTAGGGAGAATAGGATTTACATTTGCATTCGCAACCGTAGCTAATGAGCGAAATAAATAATGGTTGTATGGATACCACAAAAAGATAATCCTTTTTACCCTTTACCCCCAGACTACACAGAATTAGATTCTGATGGTCAAAGAAAGTCAAGAGTAAATGCTTGTCGTTTGTGGACTGCCAAAAACAAATCTCCAGGAGAAATAGCAGAAGCCTTTGCTGCTTCGCTTAGATTCTTTGATTTGTATTACCTACATGCAGATGAAAGCGTAGATTTTAATCCCTTATTTTATGACGATGATCCACTAGAAACTCCCACGTTTCACTATGATATCCTAAAGCAATGGGCTGCATCCCCTCGTAATATATGCATTGCACCAAGGGGCTCTGCTAAATCATTCTTAGTTCGCAAAGCTTGCCTTCTTAGAATGTTGACCCGTCCCATGTACACTATCCTTTACGCAACATCTACCAATGATAATGCAAGAGGTACGGGTCAAGCCCTTAAGGATCAGTTCATGCATAACCAAAGAATGCATGACGATTGGAATCCAGAGTTTCCAGATAATAGATTAATGCCTAAGCGAGGCGAAGCACCATTCGGAACGGAGATGATGCAACTCCGCAATGGATCATGGTTACGTTCTATATCAGCTGAATCACGTCAGCGTGGTGGTCGTCCTCGTAGGTATGTTCTAGATGACCCTGAGTATGACCCGAAGGCATCAACATCTATGTCACTTATCCGTCAGTACATGGATGACTTATTATTTAAAGTTGTTCTTCCGATGGTTATGCGAGCAGGTTGTGGTGTTGATTGGTTAGCAACATTCGTATCTCGTAGACACTATGCGTGGCATGCGCTACAAACAGAACAAGATAAAGCAGGAAACATGATAGCCTCCGATCCTCGTTTCAATCTATGGTCACGAATGATTGTTCGTGCAGCATACGAAGGAGACAATGGAGAACTTATTTCATGTTGGCCTGACATGTGGCCTCCTTCTGTTGAAGTCAAGAAGTCAAATCCAAGATGGAAAGATAGAGTTTCCTTAGAAGAGATTCGAGAAATCATTGGTACTCCTAACTTCTTAGCAGAATATATGGCACGACCTGGTGAAGGAGAAGGATCTTATTTCCCGAACTTAACCAAAGAAAGACATGGTTGGTGGTTTGAAAACGTAGATCCTGCATTAGACATTGACCCTCATGTAAGTAATAGTCTCATTTGCTATTATTCAGGAGAAGAGTTGGTTAAGAAAAGAATATGCGAATTCTTAAAGATGAATCGCTTATTCGTAACAGTGGATACGTCTTTCACTGCAACAGCAGACTCAGACTTTAAAGTAGCCTGTGTTATGTGTATTAACTCCGAGAATGAACTTTTCGTGTTAGATCTTTGGAGTGCACAGTGCAGAGAAGATTTGCTGCTTAAAGAAACTATGAAGTTAGCAGATCACTGGAGAGCACCTACTATTCATGTTGAAGCAATTAAACAAGGGTTAGGTTTGTATACCACTTTAGATTCTTTAGTAAAGACAAGAGCTAAAGACATGATGGGGATTAGTCATATACCGGGTATTAAAAAGCTTAACCCTGGCATGATTGAAAAGGTGACAAAGATAGCCTCCTTATCTTTGAGATTTGAATTTGACAAGATAAAAATGCCTTTATGGAAAAGTGAAGCACCTTTTAGAAGATTAAAAGATCAGATAGAACAATTTAATCCTGACGCTAAAGATGGTGGTTTACAACACGATGACGAATTAGACTGTGTTTGTATGAGTCAATTTGTAATTAAAGGCAGGTTGGCAAGGTTAGCTAAAGTGGAATTAGAAAACAAAACAGCCCTTGAAAGACTGAAAGACGGGGAAGTTACAGATACAACGCTAGGTGTTCCCATCGCTCACGGTATAGACTGGAGTAGAGTGGGGGCAGGAGAAATACAAGATATTTTAGATAGGAACATTACAGATGATACCGACAACTCCTCAAGAGTATGAACATAAGAATTGCGTGGTTGTACCGCTAGCATTTTTCGATAAACTAATGAGATGTTACTATGGTAATGGTCCTAAGGATGGAGAGCCTGAATATCGTTTCGCTCCTGAAAATAAAAGTACCGAGGTTATTCCTGAGATTTCGAAGTTAAAAGACATTACAATAGAAAGTAACGCACCTCCTGGGTACGAGCCAAGGGGTATTGCAGCAGAAAAATTAAAGGCAAAAGATGGCATTAGACACCGTAAAACTACCGAAGAATAAAACTGACCTTGCAAGAATAATAGATGAGCATGCTGACAGAGAAGAATCTCGTCTAGCATACAGAAGAATCATGTGGCTTCTTGCATGGCATTACCTTTGCGGTGCTCGTCGTTTTGACGTTTTTGACCCTACGACGGGAGCACTTTCCCCCCACTACTTAGATGAAGAGGGGAATATGGAGTTCCAGTCTCAAGAGCTACTATCTGCTATAGATAGGGTTTCGGGTAGATTGGCTTCTTTAGACTTAAGACCTAAAGTTGTAAGAAAAGGTATCTCTCTTAATAGTGTCAGAGAAAGAGCCTTAGGTCAGATACTTATGGATCATGTAGTTTCAAATGACCAACTAGATAAAATTAAAACTCAATTCGCTCACATCTTTACTTCTTTGGGTTCTTGCGGAATTGCAGGTCATATGACTCAAGGAAGAACTATAGGTTTGACAGCAGACCTAGAAGTAATCCACCCTAGAGAATTATTCCCTTTCCCTTCTGTAGGTGCAGACTATACAAAAGTTAGAGGAATGATGAGACAAAGAACAGTTCCTCTAGAATTTCTAGAAGAAATGTTTAATAAGAAACTAGGTAGAAATCTTAAGAAGATGGAATGGTGGGAATCTAACATAGGTGAAGTCGAAGACGATGCCACAGGCAATGGTGGGGAACAAGGTAGAGACATTAAGTATTGGAGTGATACTTCCCAATCAGGTGTATCTCCTAATAAAACACATGCGTCTTTAGTTAAGATTCGTGAGTTATGGACATTTGGAGTGGGGGACACAGTTACAAGATATGTAGTATCTAGCGGTGAACATATCTTACATGATGAAACATTTGAAGGTCAGGAAGTTTACTGCCCAATCGGATTTGCGAGGTTTATTGAGAACGGAACATTCCACGGGGCAGGACTTTTTGATCTTTTATTCTCTTTAAGTAGAGAAATGGAAAGACTACTTAAATCATTATTTAATAATGTTAGAGATACAGACAGGTATGGCGTACTTGTAATGCCCCAAGGGCAGTTCAACGACAGGGCTATGCTTCGGGACGTAGGAAGCGGTTTACGAGTTTTACCTTTCGAACCTGACCCTGTTGTTGAATCCTTTAGACCTTTTAGCATTTCTCCACATAATTCAGGAGATATTCCAGGAAAGACAGCAGCATTTGCTAAAGATCTTATGGACAAGATGAATCCTGTACAAGACCTTATTCGTGAGAAGGGTCGTGTAGATTCTGCTGTAGGTCTTTCATTCCTCGATGAACAAATTAATAAGGCAATGACTAATCCAAGTCGAGGTATTGAACAAGCATTTGCAGGTTGTTACAAAGCAGTATTGGCTTCAGCAGTTAGAGTCCTAATGGATAATCCTGTAAGTATTCCCGTTGACGATTTAAATCTAGAAATGGCGGGAGCTGTTATCAATGCGGATAAAAGCGAAATCCAATTTAAAGGTACAAATCCTCTACCTTCATTAAAGAATGTCTCAATTACGATTAAAGAAATCAATCCTCGTTCAATGGTAGCCAGAAAACAAGAAGCTCTTGAAATGCTAGGTTCTGGTGTTACAGACCCTGACGCATTTAAAATACTAGCTCTTAAAGAAGGATTAGACTTTGCTTTATGGCTTGACGAAGAAAAAGCAGCTTATGATATGATTGTTCGAAACTGTTTAGTTCTGTATGGAGACGGTCAAGATTCAGGACAAATAGTTTTAACTCCTCACACTGCTAAACCAGAATTCCAACTCAGAGTGCTTGTAGCATTTATGAGTGGACCTATAATGAGCATAGCAAGTACACAGGTACAAAATGAATTTATAGACTTTAAACAATTCTTATTAGAATCTACAGGTGCGATAATGCCTGAAGGTATTCCATCACCAATGGAAGCTGCTATGATGCAACAACCGATGGGCCAAGAAGGTCCTCTACAATTCCCACAACAAGGAGCAATGTAATGTCTGAAGAAAATATTCCTCAAGAAACAACAACAACCGAAACAACTGAATCTCAACCTGCAATGAATCTCGACTCTACTATTCAAGTAGACGGAGAAGAGATATCTATTAAAGAACTCGTATCCGCAAGAGATGAGGCTGTTAAATTAAAAGAATATAACGAACATGCTAGAACATTGATTTCTCCTGCAGGTTCAGATGATCAAACTAGAGAAAGTGCAGTACGTTACCTTATGACTCAAGAAGGCTATTCAAGTCAAGATATCGAAGAATATATTAATTGGACTAATAACCAAGATCAGCCCGAACAAGTAGAAACTCCTACAGTTCAACCTGAATATACCCCTACCCCTGAGTCTGAATCCTACGATCCAGATTCTCTTTTAAATCAACAAGAACAGTATAGAATACAGCAGGAGCAAATTATGAAAGAACAAGAACAACAAAGATTAAATGCTATTGAAGATCGTCAACAGCGATTAGGTGCTGAGATGATGAAGAAAGAACTTAATAACGCTATAGATACTACTATGCAAAGTCATGATTCAATAGCGAAACTTATGGGCATTGAGAGTGGGGGAGATAACAGAAGAGATGTCTTAAGACATGAAGTAGAAACTGAAATGCTTCAAAGTTTAAGAAATCGTCGTTCTGCAGGAGAACAATTTAATCCTAATTGGTTCGCAGAAGAAGCTGGTAAAGCAGCGAAATCTGTGTATGATAAATTCAGTTCGGTAATCGGTGATCCAGACAAAATACAAAGATCACCGGAAACAGCAACGGAAGACAGTATGTTTAACAAACCTCCAGTAGATCCTCCTTCGTATCAAAAAGGAGACTCTATGGGCGATATTAATAATAAAGCTCGTGAGTGGACTCTTGATACGTTATTGAGGAGCGCACAAGATGGTGCAACTGGGGGAGATTCTAAAGCTTAATTTTTATTTAAGGAATATATGAGATGGCAGCAGTAGCTAATTCACTATTCAATCTTCACGAAGATCGAATTGAAGAAGTCATCAATAAGAATATCGAGATATTCCTTCCTGGACTAGATCCTATTTGGCGAGATATTATCTCAACAAGTCAGGGTGTAGGTCCTGTTGACGCACTTGGTCGTGACCTTAAGATTCTAAAAGTCTTTATGGGTTCAATGGCAGGTGTTCTCGAACAGGGTGCCCCACGCGGAGACGTGGGTCTTTATGGTGATACAACTTCAGCCGCTGCGCTTGGTAGTCGTATCTATGATCAAAACTTGACTCAAACGTGGCCTT